CACATCATTAACTCTCTTTCGGTTCTTTTGCATGCTGAACACCTTCCTTTAGAATAGTCGAATTTACACACTTTACTGCAAGGTGTCAATGGTTGCTCTCGTTGATCTTGTTGTGTAGTTGAATCTGAGCATTGGCTAACGCTGCTTCCAGCCATGTGTTTTCCTTTTCTAGTCGTTCATTTCTTGCACGAAGCATCTGGTTTTCACGCTCTAATTCAGCGATGACATCATCGTTGCTCAAGTGTTCTTCTCCTTTGCAAGTTCTCTTTCTGCTGCTTTGTAAAACAAATGGAATACAAGACCAGAAAAAACGAACACAGCAGGAAAGTAAACAAACCAGTAAGAAGCAAAGTGCTTAACAGGCATAGGCCCAAAAACACTAGCCAAGATAATTAAGTTGACAATAAAAGCAACAAAGTTGTAGCTTCTTTTTGTGTTGTATTCATACAAGGCATCTTTTAATTCGTTACTCATCATCTTCTCCTGTCCTGCGAACTGAAATAGAAACAAACGACACGAATAAGACAAGTAAATACATAAAGCCTAACAAAATGATGTCGCTCATGTGTTATTCTCCTATATGTTTATTGCAATCACAGCCAGAATTGCAGTAATGACTGATAGCTGCAAAACGACAAACATACGAAAAACTCTTGTCTCATCCACAGTTCTTTTCCTTTAGTTTGGCTTCGATGGCTTTAGCAAAATCGTATGCCCAGCTTCCCAACATAATCCGCCACTCGTCACACAGTGGTTCTAACTCCTCATCCGTCAGCCCAACCCATGGCTTTGTAACCTTGTTTATATCCTCGGGCGTATGAGTTCGAACCTGGGAGCTCCGGACAGCCAGCATCGCATCCGCGTAGTCATAAGACTCCGTGGCCACGTCACTCGGTAGCTCACAGTCATAGCGCTCGATCAATCCCTGCATGGCCTTGGCCGCAAAGTAATCTCGCAGGGTCATCTCCCCCTTGATAACCACCGGAGGGTTCGGAGTGTGCATAACAATCACTTCGCCTGGCTTCAGCTCTTTCATTTCTCACCCCTTGCTCTAATGGCTTGGGCGCAGGCATCCGCGTAGCAGCCCTCAAAACCATCTTTATCGGATAGGTCATCGCACAACTTGGCACACTCCTCGCGCTCCTGCTGAATAGCCCACCTGACTGCGTCTCTGGTGCTTGCGTGGCCTTGTATTGCTACCTCTATGATTTCTTCTGTCTTCATTAGAAACCTCTTACTATTGAGATTGTCTGGTTAACATCAATACTTAGCGTCATTCTACATCCTCCTTCATAGCCCTGTATTGGTCTAGTTCGTAGACACGACAGAAGGTATCCCAGAGTTTCCATTGACGCAACTTACAGATCTGCCACAACGCCATCAACATGTTGTCAACCTCATCCTGCCCCATTGGTGAACCATCGCAATGACGCTGGAATGCTGCATCTAAGTCAGCGGTCATATCAGCTTCCATGATTGCTTGTTCAAGGTCAAATCTATCTGCTGGTTTCATTTCTTCCTCACAGTTCTATGTTTATTGTTCAGAACAACTCTAGGACGTCCTGGTGTTGGGATTCCGTACCATTTAGCAATATCTTTAGCTATAGACAAATACTTCTCTTCATCTTTGCTTCTCAAAATAATTGTGTCTGATCTGCGAATCATTTGGCTTTCCTTGTCTTGTTGAATGGATCGTTCCAAAAACAACTCTCAGGAATCACAAACTCTTCCTTGACTAGTTCATCAGGGTAGCAATAAGTCTGATAGAACCGACCATTAAGTTTAACTTTATTGGCCTTCGCAAACAACCCTTTCTTAACACCCTTGATGACGATATTCCAAGCAGTGCCTTCGGGAATGTCCATATCCCTAGCATACTGCCGCACTGTAAAACTGTTCATTTGTTTATCCTTTATAAGCCAGCCATGCCAGCCCAATGTTAGAGAAGGAGTAACCGAACCATACGATCATCATGGCCCAGTTACCCCGCATTGCTTCCATAACGCCCACTGACCCATAAATCAGCATGACGACCAATATCAACCACCAGGCCATTACAGTAGCACCACAAGAATGACGATGATAAGAGTCAGAGTGTTCATGCTGCCACCAGATTGTAGCGGTCAACCATGCACTCTAGCGTCTTACACTTTGCTTCAAGGTAAGCAATTTGCATCTTCAAAGTCTCATTCTCTTTCTCGAAGAAGTCAGCGTCTTCGTTCGCACCTTTAAGTTCACGCTGAACCTCGATCAACTGATCTTGCAGTTCGCCATAGGCATCAATGTGTACAAAGTCTTCTTGATTGTAGTAGCTCATTTTTATCTCCGTAGTAAAAAACCAATGAAGGAAACAGCACCCAATAGAAAAGTCATCATAGTGTTTCAATAACCTCTGTCATGCGACCGGTCACTTTGTCATACATCACCGCACCAGCAGGGCCAGTCTCGCCGCTGTAGCGGTTTTTGATAACACGCAAGCGTGTCGTATTGCGTTCAATCGGATCATCTGATTGTGCATGACGCTCTAATCCTAGCACCATGTCTGCTAGTTGTCCAATAGCGCCTGAACCCCTCAACTGAGCCAAGGAAGTAGCAGCCCCTTCCTCATGGCCTTTGTTACCATCTGGCCTGCGGAGATGAGACACCGCAAACAGAGTGATGCCAGTTTCTTGAACCAACATCCTCAGCTTAGTCATGATCTCGTCAATAGCCTTGCGCTCATCACCATGCGACTGGTCAGAGATGACGATAGATATGTGATCCAAAAACACATACTTACAATCCAAACCTTTAGCCATGTAACGCACTCTTGACACAATATTGTCAATTGAATTAGATCCAAAGCTGTCATAGAGATAAAGCCTGTCAGAGCCTAGCGTCATGTCATAGGCTTTTTGTTTCTCTGCATCGGTGGCTTCAGTCTCCGCTAGGTGCAAAGGCTTATTGATCGCCAGCGACATGATAGACAAGCCTGTTTTCCTGACTGATTCCTCAAGGAACATTAGGCCGATGTTGTCAGAGGTGCTAGTCAGAAGTGTCCAAACGCATTCACGAAGAAATTGTGACTTGCCAAGGCCGCTACCAGCCGTTACCACCACCATTTCCTGTGACCGAATACCACCAGTCAAGTCATTCAGTGATGCAAACGGATAGAATGCCGATGCTTTCTCTAGCGGCGCCATCACCTGATCATAGAGTGATGATCCGGTAATGATGCCATCAGGAATGTATTGCTCTGAAGCCCACCATAGCCTGACAAAGTCTGCAGACTTATTGACGCTGGAATAGTCGCATGCGTCTTTAAAACCTTCAGCATGTTTAAAAATCTTTACTTTAGAACCGAAGATTTCAGCGACAGCATTGGCGGCCTTTTGACCGGGTTCATCTGCATCAAAACATAGGACAATGCTGTCAAACCTATCTAACCACTCATACGCCTTCTGGCAGTCCTTTGCCGCACCACTAGCACCATTCTTGACTGAAACACAAGGATATTTAGAACCCAGCATTTGAAAGCCTGCCAGTGCGTCTAGTTCACCCTCAAACACTGTGACAGCCTTGCCGCCAGCATTAAACCGATCCATTCCGAATAGCGGTTGTTCTGACTTTGTGCGCCAGTAGAAGTCTTTATCCGCTACTTTCCTGACTTTGATTCCTGAACCATAAGGGTAAAAGTGTTCATCCTCTGATTGGGTAACATTGTAGAATTTGCAGGTTTCCTTGACAATGCCTCGGTCAGGAATGCTCAGTAAGGCCCCTAATGGCGTCACTGTGGCCTTGCTAGGCTGGTCTGTATGGTCAGGCATAGTCGATACAGTATCAGCCTGTTCTAGGCCGTTCTGAGCGGTTTTGTCAAATTCATTGCAGACGAAGCAATAACCATGACCATCATCATAGACAGCGTATCCGTCAGACGAGGGACAATGCGGACAGTTCGTGTGACCGAGCAATTTAGATTCAGTTTTTAACATTGAAATATTTTTCCTCTGTTTTCTTCGCCGCTATAACAGAATCTGCTATGTCTAGCCAAGGATCAGGCTTGCGTAGCCGCCTGTTAAGGGTAGACACAACCATAGAGCCATCGACCTCACCGCATTCAATTAATTCTAAAAGATCATGAATTGCAAATGTAAAGATTCTTTCGCTGTCCATTTCATCCTCGCTTATCGCTATAAAGTTAATATTGTTAAGATATAGAATTATAGTTAATAAAGTTTAAATGCTAATAGTGCTAATAATACTATTACACTATATAGTAATACTATATTAGCAAGAACTGTGCCAACTGTCTCCACTTCATCAGAGTGTTCGGAATTGATCATTTTAACCCCATTGATCTGCCATTGCATCAGCTATGCCCTGGAATGTTTTGTTTCTCATTCTTTCCCTATCTTTTGGAGACAACAGTGAAGAATCATAACACCATTGACTCATTCTATTACCGTTTTTAGAAACCCATACTTTACCTTTTGAAACTATGTTTGTAGGCTGTAGCAAGGGCAGTCCATTCAACCAAAGACAAGTGGCTTTTGTTGTTTCATGACCATATTGCCAAGGTTGAATAATCTGATCCGGTTTCCTATAAATGCTTGACATTATCCCTACAGGGTTTTCAATCGCATATTTAGGAATGTTGCTATTTATCAAAGCCATGAAAAAATCTATACCTTGTTGTTGCCTACCATCAGCCCTTTTCTTGGCAAAGTGCCTAGCACCACTTACAGCAAGATGAGTGCATGGCGGATGAGCAATCATTAAATCCCATCCATCATTGATGATGTCAAAAACATCGCCTTGATAATGAGGCCCTGGTTTTCCTGTTGGCTCTAAATCACAAGACATAGCATCATGTCCTCTAGCAATGAATGCGTCCCTAACAGTGCCGCTAAATTCACACGCAATCAGCACTTTCATTATCGGTCACTCCATGGGATGTCATCGTCTAAGTCATCGAATGGATCATCTTTGAAATACTTTATTTCTAGTTGATCAACGATCTGGTCATCATCGTCCTCAGTCATCAATCGAGGATTGCCGAAAGCTAAAACATCGTCCTTAATGCCAGCAAAACATCGTTGACACAGGGTCAGATACTCCCCAGTCACCAATGACCGCCTAGACGATTCAAAGTCAGTTAATATCTCATCGCAACTTTTACATTTCATAACTTTCCTTTCTTGCAAGTAGATCATAGACATAGTTTAGCAGATCATCATCACTTCTGAACACGATATATCCAAAATCATCAATTACCGCATATTGGTCTACATTGTTTAAGATGTCTTTGTCATTCATGATTTAATCCTTTCGTGAACAATACCGGCAAGAATACCGGCGAAATTTCCAATGCCATGCCATCGGCCTTGCGCAGTCACCACATATTGGGTTCATAGTCGCTATCCCCTCGCAGTCTATCGTAGATTGAAGAAACCGGCTTTCCCTTGTTTAAGTTATCTGCGAAGGCCTGAGCCACCTTAGGATTCCCAAACAAGCCGATCCCTTCCTGATCATGCTGGCCTGCTATGACATCCCAATAAACCGAATGGAAATATACTAGCTTTCTGATTGTGTAGGCCATGTTATCCACCAATGACCAAGGCCAGAGCGATAGCAGCATAGAACCCTAGGCAGGCCACAATTAAGGCCAGCCAGAACACTATCCCGCCCTTGCATAGTTCAGAATCGAACCAATCGTCGAATGTTTGCTTGTTTTTCATTTAAGCCTCCCAAATTTTATAGCCGTTAGGCATCCGAAGCATTCCATGCTGTTTTTTGAACCTGTCGATTGCATCCTTCTTCGAGAATCCGTAAGCATTCATCGAATGCGCCCATCCCGGAATGTGTAGATAGAAGTTTTTCATTTTGTTTATTCCTTAAAAGTTAGCGTAGACAATAGTGCCTGCATCGGTGACACCAATCACGCAGGAATGATTCTCTAAATAGTCTACAACCTGCTGAGTGATGTCGTCATCGTCTTCGTCGATGTCGATGTCATAATTTTGTGCGATGGATTCTGGCGTGTCTTCGGAGTAGTCGCAACAAATAGCGATGACATCAAGTTCGATATCTTCGCCAAGCTCCTCGAAGTAGTCGAACAGCAGGCCAAGCGCATCATAGCTAAATTGAGTGCCACGACCGCAGCGATGAAATTCGTCACGGAATTGTGAAGCATTGTCGATTGTCGCATAAATCATGTCATTCTCCAAGGTTAGGATACTGCGAAGGGTTACAGCATCGGCTAATGTTAGCCCCATAAGCGCCTGCAGTGCAAGCGCCTATAGGATAGCACTAGTCAAACAGCGGCAGAGTCAACATAAAGAACACCTTCAACGCATGACGAGGCAAGGCCAGTAACGCTATCTCTGCAAAATTGTTCATCCTCCGACCAGTCCCAAGTAAGATACCCTCTTGGCAAAGTGTCAAGGAAAGCTTCTAGTTCTTTTTCTTCGTCATCAGAGAGTCCAGAGTAGTCTCCATTCTCAATAGCGCATACAAAGTGCGAAGCGATGGCGTAGCGGTCATATTCGATAATCATGGTGTTTTCCTTTGTCTTAGATAGATAGACGGACATGGAAGACATCACCGCCCAAGTGTTGAGGCAGTTCAATGGTTGCGTCTAGTTTGTTGTCGATGTTGATGGCCTGCTCTATGGCATCAAAAACAAAGTCTATGCATTGATCATATTCGGCTACTTTGCCATAGAAAAAGTCAAACAGGCCATAAGCACCGTCCGCCATTTTATACTTACCATCGTAAAACATAGGCACAACATCAACGCAGCTCGGATCCTCGGCTTTAACCTTGGCGTTGTTGTAGTCAATGAAAAGATTTATTTCTTTGGTGCTCATAGTGTTCCCCTTAGTCTTCGATGACAAACATTTCATAAATGGCCTGGTAATCCTTCTTTAGGATTTTAGCGGCTTTGCCCAGTGCTTCGTCAAGTGTACTAAACTTGCCCCTGTAAGTGCCTTGATCAAAAACAGAGAAGACACCATCTTGGTATTTGTAGACTTGCACAATGCCGTCACCATCACAACAATAGATGTTGACGATTGCGCCATGCTTGCGGTGCTTTGCATCTGATGCGGAACGATTCAAAACATCCCATACGATGCTGTGTGCTTGGATAGTGTTGATAGTGTTAAACATGGTATTTCCTTTTGTGTAGGTTTCATACTGCAGTGATTACATATTACAATTGTTTGAGTGTGTGTGTCAAGCAAAGTTCATTAGGGAAAACCCTTATCTTGACAAATCTGCTCAGGTATTCTGTTGTGTTGTAAAAATACAACACTATCCAACATAAGCTGAGTGTTGCATAAATACAACATTATATAATTGTTGTAAGTGTTATCCAGGTTGTTGCATAAATACAACATTGCACTATAGTGGTGCATTGTGGTACAGATACAACACTGGACAACATTGCACTATAGTGGTGCAACATCGCCCCTCACTGCACTGTGGTATTAATACAACACTATACAATCACTGTAACTGTTGCATAAATACAACACCAGGCAATGTAAGTCAGCACTAACTAACGATCCTGGCAATGTAAGCGCTTACTAACATAGGGGGGGGGTGGGGTAGGTAGTGGTGATGATAATTTTGATGAACCAACATTGACATACAAAAAGAAGAATTATGTAAACTTAATTAACAAAAAAGAACAACGAAGCAACAATGCTTAAGTGTCTGATATTGTTAATAATTAAATAGGGACAGAGCAATCAATGAAACTGTGCATTGCGAAGACCGCTGATGACCATCATTGGATAACGAAGACTGCGAAGGCCAATGAAATAAAACTTGACTTTTTAAGAAAAATATGCTAAAATATTCCTTAATATAGGACTTCGTAAGACGACGAACATAAAGATTAAGATTTAGAAAAAAACTCCTTCTAAAGCGATCTAACAGCGTAACGACGAAGAACAATATTAAGTAAAATATAGCCTTTCTTTAAGAAAGAAAACTAAAGAAAATGAACACTGAAGATATTGTGTCTTCTGATGTCTCTTTAGGTGGTGTCGTCTCCTCAGTCTCTGGGTCTGAGGTAACTACACAAAGCGAAGCCCCGGTGGTTCAGAAGAACAAGGGTGGTCGTC